GAAGGCCAAGGGAATGGAGAATTACATTGCCTTTCTTTCCAAGAAGTATTCCCTGAAGATCGATGATCTATTTAAGGATCTAGAGGAGTTCCGCAAGATCCATAATGATGAGATTCGTAAGACTGATATTCACGAGCAGTATCAGATCTTCCTTCTAAAGTGCGAGAAGGATCTTGAGGCTGAGTTTACGGAGAAGGTAGAGTTCCGAACGAATGTTCGTGGAGTTAAGATTCGTCGTGTATTTGCCAATCTTGAGGAGTGTCAGACGTATGCGAAGGTCCTACAGCGTCGTTACCCCAACGATAACCTTTATATCGGTAAGGTTGGTGCGTGGCTACCATGGGATCCTTCTGAGCACATGATGCCCGAGGTTGAGTATGCCGAGAAGGAACTCAATGAGCTTATGCGCAAGTACAAGGAGAACGAGGTCAATCGTGAGATTTTCTTCGAGGAGGAGAAGGCTGACAAGATCCGTAAGCAGAAGGAGGACAATGAGGCGCGTCGTAAGAAGGCTCTTGAGGATGAGAAGGCTGATAAGGGTCTTGCTGATACTGCCGACCTGAAGAAGGCGCTAGAGGCTCCTCCAGTCCACCCAGCCGAGGGAGGAATTCGCGAGCTATAAATAAGAATGCCCGTCGGTACTAGAAATACTTCGCCTGAACAGATGGCTGCTAATGTTGCGACTTGGAAAGCTAAACTAGCAGCCAAGATAGAAGCCCGTAAGGCTAAGGCAGCAAGTTCGGCTGAAGTTGATGAACTAAATAGTCTTTTATCACGAGTCAGCATGTCTAGCAGTGTTGATGATCTTGAGGATTTAATGAAAGGATTAAGTATGGGTGGTCGTCGTCGCACTCGTAGGAACAAGGGCAAGGGTAAGAAGCGTGGTGGTGATGATCCCTGCGATGATTTGAAAGAACAGATTAAAGAGCTGGAAGAGGGTATCGCGCGTCGCGATCGCCAGCTAGGTCGCCGTGGTGGCACTCGTAAGCACAAGAAGCACTCTCGTAAGACTCGTAAGACTCGGCGCGGAGGTGTTCTACCAATGTCCCTTCAAGAAAAGGTGAAAATGTTACGTGCAAAACTTGCAGATTTAGAGAAGACTGGAAATGCTAGTCCTGCTCAAATTGCTGCGGCAGAAAAAGAGTGGTCTGACGCATATACAGAAATGAGAAGCGTATTAGGACATCCCGAACCGGGCTATCGGGCTGATCACGGGTTTAGGGGCTGATGACTAATTAAACCTTAACGCTTATCCTTTCCTTCCTGGTTCACACGAACCCAAGGGTCTTTTGTCTTCTTGCGCATATTGTCCGCAGAATACTCGTCCTGTGCTAACATAGAACTAGAAAAAGGCTTATTATCATTCCATAGCGAATCATCACATAAATGAAAAGGTGGGTGGTCACTTGCCTTATACCAAAAAACCTGATCTTCAAGTTTGTTCGACTGGACACCGTTGCAGATCACTAAGCACTCGAAATTTTCAGTGCATTGGTCCATGAATTGACAAAACATTTCAAATGTAGGAAACATACCTGCATAATTCTCGTAGATACGACGACGATTAGCCGTAATATTCTCACGAAGAATGAAGATAAAATCTACGTTGGTACGAAGATTGGGAGTAATGCCAAGGGGATACTGCATAGTAATAATCGTCATTACATCAATGTGACGACCGTTCATGAAAATGTAGCGAGTAGATTCTTCCTTAATCCAAGACCCATCGAAAAGACAATCATCTAAAATCAGAAAAGCTCGTGGATCAGTATGAGAATTTCCACCATTCCTCTTCTTCTCTTCATTACGAGCAGTCTTTACTCCTAGCTGTCGCTTAATCACGTTCATCACAATCGAAGGCTGGTACTTATCATGAATGAGTTTAGAGGGAACCATATGCTGGAAAAACTCGTTAGCAACCTCAGTAGCTGAAATGACGGTTCCAATTGGGAACTCATTTTGGGTATGAAATAGAATATCGCGAACTAAGAAAGATTTTCCAGTGTCTTTCTTTCCAATTAGGACAATCATTGGGGATTTTCGTGAGTCCATTTGGCAACGGTCACGAAGCATATTAATATCAAACTTTTTGATCTGAAAGTTCATTACTTTAGTGCGTGAAGTTTTTAGTTTATGTTTAACACGTTCCTATAATATGGTCAAGCGTAAGCAGTCATCCAGCGATCTTCGAACAAACTCCATTGGAATGTCTGTTCAAAAATACGATATGTCAGGATTAAGATCTTCAGGCTTACAGTTTTGGGGAATTAATAACATACAACCATTCTTTCCTCCGATTGAAAAATTGTTTAAAACGGAACTTTTAGATAATGTCAAGGATTATGGAATTCGTCTAGAGTCTTCTATACTTGACGTAAAGGCAGGAAATACTATTCGCACTGCAGAGGGGGAAGTTGTCATACATAAAAAGGTTACAATGTTACTGTCCCCATACAAATGGATGCAGGGGGATTATGGAACTCTTGGTCTTCCCAATTCTGAAGAAGTTTCAAATCTCATCAATCAGAAGATACAGAATCCTAGCAATGCCGCATATGTAGGATCAATTCTTTCAGTTGCTCTGTCACAGTCAGGATGTCGTCATTTTCCTAAGGTTTTTGGAGTATTTAGCGGTGTAGCGGATAAGCATATAATTGATATTTCTGATGATTATGGAGATCTTTCTGACCGATCATGGTTTTCAACAAATATCGGAAAGACATTTGAGATAAAGTTATCAGATGATATTCAGGAATCTCCCGATTTTAGACATACGCGAACAGCTCGATTATCAATTCAGCTTGGAGGTGATGTTCAGCTTGATGATGTAAAGGAACTTGATACACTTGATATTCCTGAAACCTCTCCCGGTGAAATGAAACCAATGTTTCACGATGATGAAGAAAATAGTGATGATGAATCTTCCGGATCGTCTGTTTCTACATCTTACATCTTTGGAGTAAAGTCCTGTGAATGTGAGTCTGATGATGACGAAGACGATGAAGATGATGAAGACGTAGAGCCTTTTGCTTGGGCTTTATTTAAGAATGTTCCCGTTCAAGTAACTGTTATTGAGAAGTGTACTGGCACACTTTATGATTTGATCAGTTTACATCCCGAAACAGAAAAGCATCTAGCTTGGATTGCACAGGTTATGTTTGCTCTAGCATTTGCTCAACGTAACTTTGCGTTCACGCATAATGATCTTCACTCAAATAATGTGATGTATCTTCCAACAACTTCAGAGTATTTCTACTACAATTGTGGCGGAATACTTTACCGCGTACCAACCTATGGTTATGTCATTAAGATCATTGATTTTGAGCGTGGAATAGGAATGCTCAAACTAAATGGACTGAAGGAACCAAAGATATTTATGAGTGATCACTTTTCAGTAGATGAGGAAGCTGGTGGGCAGTATAACTTTGAACCATGGTATAATCCCAAATTTCAGGTAATTAAGCCGAATCCTTCATTCGATCTTGTTCGATTAGCTACATCTCTGTTTTGGGACTTATTCCCTGAAGGTCCTGGTAACTTAGAGTATCGTAATAATCTCTTATTCCAGTTATTCATAAAATGGTTGACACTAGACGATGGAAAGTCAGTTATGTTCAAGGACAATAATCCTCAACATGACCGATACCATGGCTTTCATCTTTACAAGGCGATTGTTCGCTTTTGTAAGGATAATGCTATACCGCGAAAGGAAATTGTAACTTTAAAGTCTGTTTATGGTATTGATTCAGTTCCAGTGGGAGAATCAGTATTATTAGTTGATTAGAATGTGGGCTTTCCTACAAACATATCCTGAACTACTGGAAGTTCAAGGCTCTTTACAGCATCGGCAACTACCTCAGAAGAGGTTCCAAATACAACACATGCCGCTAAGATACCGCCAAAAATGGTGATCTTACCAGCATCAAACCAATTAATTGACTCATTCTTTGAACGACGCTCTAAAGCGTAAACAATAAAGCATACAATAGCTACCGCTAAGGAAGCAATAACAAGCATCATTTTTATTAATGATTTTTGGGAATGTTTATAACTTTAGAACGAGGGTTTCAGCAGCTCCAGCCTTTCCTTCAATTTCAGCAAGAGGGTCTTTCTCTACCTCCGGAACTGTAGCTGATTCAACTACTAGAACAGCCTTATCAAGATCCTCAAACTCAATAGTTCCCTCTTCTTCTCCTACATGAATATCCGGCTTATCTTCATCTTCATCATCGTCATCTGAATCATCTACATCGTCGCCAAAAGAAACACCCTTGGGCTTCTCTTCAGACTCCGACTCATCATCATCCTGCTGTTCATTGAAATACTTCTTGGCAATAGATTCCCATGGAAGAAATCCACGAATAACCTGCTCCATACATTCGGCAATCATCTTCTCAATATCCTGACGATTACGTGCCTGTTGTTCGGCCGAGACACCTACAGTCTTAAAGACATATGCAACCTGCCAAAACTTACGAGCTGAAATCTTGTACACTTCATGAACGAACTTCTGAAGACTTGGACGCTCAAAATCTACCTTTAGCTCGGACTTTGATCCACGATAGTGTAGATTGGCGAACGCCTTCATGTACGAAATGAATACTCCCATCAGAAGATCATCCATATACGTACACTTAGTCTGTGTTACAATACGTTCAACTTCGGTTGTGAGAGTAGCCTCGTTCCAGTCGGGAATACGAGTCAGCATATTCTGAAAGGTGCGAAGAACCTGATCCATCTGTCCATTGCGCTCACATAGTTCTTTAGCTGAATCGTAGATGCTCCAAAAACCCTCTCCAATGGGTCCTACGAGAAGACTTACTAAATGCTCGCGAAGATGAGTCTTGGCAAACTCGGCTGACATTTGTTAAGAAACTCCACGATAATTAACTTCGAGTAACGCATCCAAAAACGGATTTGTTCGGTCCAAGGATATGACTGCCAATCACACAAACATACACAACAAAGCAAAAGCTACTTGTTGTGTCTGTTTCCTAAATACATTCCAAGAGGGTTCGACTCCTCTGTACAGTTTCGCGAGAGTTGGGCGCTCCTAAAGATAAACTGAGAATGTCTACTATGATTACTCGCGCACCTCGTTGGTGCGATAACGGAAATTCCTGTATTTACTCGAACTGCCCGCATCGCCATGAGCGGTGTGCGCACTTCGATGCTGGCCGCTGCCGCCACAAGACCATGGCTAAGCCGTGCGATGGTGGCTGCATGTATGATCACCGCGATGCCTCGACGCTCGTGGAGTTCGTCCGCAATGTTCGGCTGTATGATTACAACGACATCATGGATGTGTTTGAGGAGCGCGGCCTGGTTGAGCTGATTGACACTGGCGACGAGCTCTTCTCGACTGCCAAGATGTCGACTGCTGACCGCAAGCTGCTGGTTCGCAGCCTGAAGGATGGCGGCTTTATGTTCAATGTCATTGAACACTCTGATGAGGACGGTGAGGTTTATGACCGCATCATCGAGATCAGGGAGATTCCTGGCGTTGGACCTTTCAGCCCGGTGTATGGCCCTGAGCCGAAGCCGATGGAGCTGACCGAGGAGGACATGCGGATGGGTGCCATGAGCGCGGCGGAGTACAATGAGTACACTGTCAAGCGCTGGGGTGCGACCTCCGGCAAGCTGCTGAGTGACCTGGAGAATGATAATATCCGCGTCGGCTTGTCCACTGTGGACGAGCGCCGGCAGTACGTTGCTCTCCTCTCGGGTGTGCCGATCAACCGCCCCCTTGATAAGGAGATCTTGGGACACTAAACTCAAAAACAAAATACAAAATTGAAAAACACAAAAACAAAATAAAATATTTTTAATTGTGATTAGGTAACCCTATCCCCGAAAACGGATACCGAAAACGGATTTGTTTGGGTCAAGGGATGTCATGGTAACCGCTGCTAAGTAATCAAGATGAACAACATTAACGAGATCGTAAACAAGCTTGCAAAGAAGTTCAATTTCGACATTAAGGAGGCGATGGATCACCTGAACGTGCTGGTCGCCGATGTGGCCGAGCGTGAGAGCGTGGCATCCAGCTCCGGCACCAAGACCAAGCTGTCGCCTATCGACCAGTGCCGCAAGAACATCGCCCTGTGGGAGAAGAAGCAGAGTGCCAACAAGTTCAAGGACGATGAGGCCAAGAACAAGCACCAGGCAAAGCTCGACAAGGAGAAGGCCAAGCTGGCAAAGCTGGAGGGCGTGAAGGTCATCAAGACCGAGCCCGCTGCCAAGGCTGAAGCCAAGGCTGAGCCCAAGGCTGATGCTAAGCGCATCTCGCGTATGAGCCCGACGCTCAAGACGGCGCTCCGCAAGGCACTCGCAACTGCTGGTCAGACCTTTACGGACGACGAGTGGAAGACTTCCAAGAAGCCGGAGGAGTTCAAGAACTATGTGAACTCGCTCTCCTCCGAAGCCGAGAGTGCCAAGGCATTGGAGAAGCACATGGAGGATTTTGCGGCACCGTCGACTGAGGCTGTAGCTGAAGTTCAGGCGGCTGCTGAGCCCGCTGAGAGCTCTGAGCCGCAAATGATCACCATCAAGGAGCTGCGTGCTATCAAGAAGCTTACGGTCACCTCTACTCCTGGTGAGTTTTGGGACGGTGACAAGGGTCGCTTCGTGAAGGGTCCCGCCGAGGACACTTCTGAGGACATGGTAGAGCTGAAGATCAAGACTCAGGTTCCTCACGGCGGCGCTGGATCAGACAAGCCGAAGTTTGAGATGCTGGAGTATGTAGTTGGCGAGAAGACCAAGCGTCTGTATCTCTGCGGTCAGGACGATGATGCAGACAAGTTTGTCGGCTACATCGGCATCGGTGACTTCAAGACTGTCGAGGATCCCACTCTCTAAACATAAAAAGATCTAAAAATGCATGTGTTGTTACTAAAATCTAAAAAAGAATACAAATTTTTTATTCGGGCCAGTAAGTTACTTCGCAGTTTGGGAATGAAAACTTGAACCAGTTTTGAACTCCTAAACAATGAAACAAAACTCGAGGAACATACAGGCTCAACAAGTTTCTGTTCACAAAAGGACTTTTTCTATCGTATGATCGCCAAACTTCATCTAGACAGATAAGATGCTGGTTCTGAACAGTATATGATGCATATAATCTAGCATCTTGCGTATCAGAATCATCTGAGCGAATCGCAATATGTTCATACTGAGGAGCCTTCATATCGTATGCCATATCGCACACAAGTCGCCAAACTTTTTGCCAGTTAGCAACCGTAGCAAAACTATAATACATCCGATTAAACTCGTGATCGATTTCTCTTGAAACTTGCACTTCCATTATGATATATTCAAAACTTATGTTAAAACAATTACATCATAATCAACAAATAAACGCCAAAAGAATACACCAAATGGCATAATAAAAATTGGAAATGCACCATACGTTGCAAATGTTACAATTGATAAGATAATAGACGTACCTTGACCATACTGAGACCCGACTTTCCATGCTAAAAGAATCATTGAAACAAAAAAGAATGTCTTGGCAGCAAATCCAAGAGCATTGGTAATTGATCCAACAATTTGGCTCGCTGCATCTTTAGGGCTTGTAGAATCACTTACAGCTGGAGCTGATATAGAAAATGTCTGACCATCTATTACAATCTGCGAACTCGGAGCACCATTGATCGTATAATCAACCCTCAAATCTTTCTGCTTATTAGGATTTGGATCAGGAATACCTACAGCTGCAAACCCTACCTTCAAATTAATTGACCCATTTTTCACTAAGTCCTGAATAGCATTTGTTACATCAGTATAGTTTCCCTGGTAACCATACTCTGCCTTCTTGATTTGAAGTCCCGACGCAGTGCGCGCTGGTGGAGCATCAATGTGTAGTGTATTTCCATCTTTTACAGAAATTGTATTTGTAGTTCCACCATTGATAGTATATGTAACATTTAGCGTCTTAATTTGACCAGGTGCAGGATCTTCTACATTTAGAGCGGTAGGCGAAACTGAAAAGTTTATCACTCCATCCTTGTTCTGCGCAGTAACAGCGGATACAACATCTACAGTAGTAGAACCAACGCCATATAGTGCCGTTTTTATAGAGATTCCAGTGCTCATCCTTATTATGATGAAAACACGACATTTGCTACGCCTCCAATAACTCGGACGAAGTTGTATGATTCAACAAATGCACGAACATTATATGTGTATGATAGGGTTTGAGCATCTGTCTTACGAATAACAGTCACAACCTCATTAGGACTATAGAGTAACTGTCCCTGTGCGTTTACAGCATTTGGATTTACAACGGTTGGATTCGGATTCTGTGCTGTAGATTTCAAAATACATACAGTAGTTCCCTGTGTTGGGGATGCAGTTAGTGGGGGCTGAATGTATGAATTGCGCAGAGTAGTACGATCGAACTGTGAACCGTTGAGGTGTCCGGATGGCTGACCATCATAATGCTCTAACGAAAATGAATAACAGTAAATACCTGGGATATCTGCAGTTGAAACTCCCGTGTGATGACGGAAGTTTTGGAGTTCAGAAAAGAATTCAGCATTCTTGTAGCCGAATCGCTCCTTACCATTCAAAATGATCGATGACTGTGTTAGAATATCGCGTCGAGATATATCAACTGGAATAGCATCCCCTGACGAATACTGTGGAGTAAAGAAAGACAGTCCTGTAGAATCTAGTGGTGGTTGGTATGGATTTTCCCAGTTAGTATAGTTATCATAATCATTGAGGGCATCGCGATCTGACCGCTGAGCTACCCACACTACTTGAGTACAAAGATTACGCATTGTGAGTTCTAAATCATTACTGGCTCCGTATGCTCCAAATGTAGATACAATATCTACTTGTGTCATGATGAATGAATGTTCAGTTTTGGCAATATGAATCAGTTCAGGATCATTCAGCCAAATATAGTTTGCTTCAATGTATGGATTCAGATTCCATGTAGCAAGTACCGGGTTGGTTGGAGTAGGAGATGCAGAATATGTTGGAGGCGATAAGAAGTTTACCATTTGGAATGTTAGAGAACTGGAATCCGGAGCAATACGGGTTCCAAAATTAGTGTTTGATGTTCCACCAATAGTTTCACGAACATCTAGAACTGTAAAGAGTTGATACATATTTTTTAAGTCTACTACGATTTCAACTTCTGAGTACTGTAGTGCAATTAGAGGTAGAGCCTTACCTACATCCTCACAGAACCAAAAGTGCAGTGGAACAGTTAAAATACGTCCAGCTATTGATGGTTCTGCTGAAGATGTAGATGTAGAAATAGCATGGGGGTACTGATTCATTCGGTCAAACGCATTAGCTGGATCAAAAATTTCCCTCTGATTTCCAACCATTCTATTCAGTAGAGCCTTCTTAGTTCCATCAAATTTGATCTCAGAGTATAGTTTCATCCACTCTCCTGTATGACGTACAATCTCCTGGCCATTTACTAAGATTGCAACATAGTTGATCATATTGTAGCCAATGTTCCGAATCCAGTTGAACTGGTACCCAATAGCATCTGAGCTTGAGTTTAAGTTTGCATGAGTTTGAGATACTGGAACTACAGGAGAATATATATCCGGTAAGGTCATGACTAGATAACAATCGTGCACAAGTTGAGCATATCGTTCTACCTTTGCCCGAAGAGTAAGTGATCCTGATGCTGGAAGTTGTAGGTTTGAAGTTTTGAACGCAAGTTGAAAATGCTCCATCGCAAAATCTGTATGGCGCTTGTATACTGACCGAAAATGAGTAAACGAAGGGTTCCCATTTACGAGTTGATCTTGGGCGCCTTTCGCCACTAATTGCATCAATCCTCCTGACATCTTACTTATTTACTGAATAGATTTATGTACGAAAACCGCACATTTAGTACATCCAGTTCTCTTTGTAGATAATGTAGTTGTAGAGCAGTCACATAGATTCGTATCCGTTAGAATAAATCCTCCAGCAATATTTGCACGCTGTAGAACGAAATCTGCACGCTGTGATGCTAGATAATCGGTCCACATAGACGCAGGACGGCGAATCCGGTCAGTTCCAATCACTGGCTTCATTAATGACATTAGGGTGTAAGGTGTCTGAGCCACATGAGTTGCTGCAATATCCTTATTTGTAGTTA